AACCTATGAGTTCTTCAAGGTTACAACAGGTGATACAGATCATCCACTATACAAAGGCAATAATCAATTGCAGCTAAGACTAGACATACAAGAGGAGTTTGGTATTAACTGTATTAATTATTCTGATAGTAAGATTGGTGATGAGATGATTAAGAAGTATTATTGTGAAGAGAAGAAAATCATGATGAGTGATTTACCTCGCACAGGATTCTTTAGAAAGAAAATCACTGTATCACAATGTAGACCTGATTATTTAGAGTTTCAAACTAGTCAGCTCATCGAGTTTAAAAAATACATAGACACACTTGTATTAGGACTTAATGATGACTTTAAAGAAAGTATAGAATTTTATGGCAACACTTATACGTTTGCTAAAGGTGGCTTACACACAGAGAACAAACCAGAGATATTCGAAGCTGATGATGAATATGAAATCATTGATTGGGACGTTTCTAGTTATTATCCTGCTATTATTATCAATAATCGTAGGTATCCTCAACATCTTGGTAAACAGTTTCTTAGTGGTTATAAACGTATGTTTGAAAGGCGTCTGGAGCTTAAACCACAGGCTAAGAAAGATAAACGCATTGCAGGGATTGTTGGGGCTCTTAAGCTTGCTGTCAATTCTGTATATGGTAAATCTTCTGATATGCAGTCGTGGATCTATGATAGACAACTCACTATGTTTACTACTATTACTGGAGAGCTTAGCTTGCTTATGCTTATTGAAGCGTATGAGTTAGAAGGTATACATGTAATCTCAGCTAATACAGATGGTGTCACAGTTAGAATAAAAAAGACACATCTTGATAAGATGCATAAGATTAACGCCTGGTGGTCTAAAATGACTAAGTATGAACTAGAGCGTACAGATTATAGTAAGATTATATTCTCAACAGTCAATGACTATTTAGCTATCAAAACTAATGGAGAAGTTAAAAAGAAAGGTGACTTTCTCACAGATTTTGAATTACACAAAAACAAGTCTGCTAGGGTGGTTCCTATTGCTCTCGAACGTTATTATTGCAATGATATTCCTATTGCTGATACTATTGCTAATCATGATAACATCTTTGATTTCTGTCTTCGACAGAAAGCTAGCAAGGACTTTCATTATGAGGGTAAAGAGGGAGGTAGAGTTAATGTGTATAACAAGTTAATTAGATACTATGTCTCTAAGACTGGTGAGAAGCTGTTAAAAGTCAAGAACCCAGAGTGTTTATCTAATGCTGCACCAATATCACAAGTGGAAGCAGGCGAGTGGGTAATGACAGTGTGTAATAAGCTATCTAAAGATCATCCTCTAGATAATATAAATCATTCTTATTATATCGAAAAAGCAGAAAGGATTATTAACAAGATTAGTTATAATGGTAAGAAACGACCAGTTATAATTCCTAATCAATTAAGTTTATTTTAATGGCAGGTACAGAGAAGCAAAGAGAAGAGATCAACAGGAAGTTGGTCTCTATGCAAATGGAAATGATAGGACTAACTTATCAGGACGCAGTGGACACACCAGAGTTCTGGAGAGTGTATACATTGACAACAGCACAAACATTAGAATGGCGTAAACAAGCTCTACCACTTATTAAGAAGACATTTAAGTGTAATAAGAGAAGAGCAGAGTTAACTATGGCTATGTTTGAGCTTAATTTAGGATTGCGTGAGTATAATCCAGAAGAGGTTGATACTACACACATCCAAACAACAATACCAGAACCTCATCCTCATGATTTATTTAGTGAAGCACATTTACTAAAAGATCAGCAGCCTACATTCTGGCAAAGAGTAAAGAAGTTCTTTATTGGATTCTAATTATACGCTAAAGGGTATAATATTGCACTATTTGCAATATTTATACGTGAAAGGGTATAAAATTTGACAAAAAGTGTAATATAATGCACATTAATTCCAATATTTGTCGAATTGTGTAACAAAACTAGGTGCAATTCAAAAATAATAGGTGCATGTTAATAAAATTCTTAAAAGTAGTAGTAATACTACTGTTTTAGGAATAATATATGTATATTTACTAAACTTTTAAAACAAATATATCATGGGTAATTTTGTAAAATTAACAACAAGAGGTGAAGATGGATCTTACACAAGAACGTGGATAGAACAAGCTTCAATCAAACAGTTATCTCAGAATGGAGCAACACAAGCTGGAGATAACGAAGGTACTTGTGTGCTTGTAGATGGAACAATTATTGAATTAACAACATTCAATGAAACTCTTGATACATTAAAATAATTACAAATGTAAATTTTAGTACAAAGCCTCAGAGAAATCTGGGGCTTTTTTGTTTCACAATTTAAATCATAAACGATGGGAGCACAATCATTCATCCTAAGAAAAAGAGCAAAGAGTGCATCAGATGCATTCAGTTTAGCACAAGAAGATGCTATTGAAGAGTATGGTAATGACATCTATAATGGTACTATCAGTACATGTCATTCATTTAAGGACATTACAAAAGAGTTTAGACGTAGTGGTCTTAGTGCTAGAGATTTTAGCCACAGTATGTTAAATGATATGAACAAAAGAGATTGTTATGTCATTTGTGAAGTTGAACCTAAGGTAAATACTAACAAGATCAAGAGTGTTGTAGAGAACACTGTTGTTAAAGGTACAAGTAAATGGGAGCTTCAATACAATGTGTACACTGGTATGGATGATAGACAATTGAAATCATTCAAGACTAAAACTGATGCTGTTAAATATGCTCGTGAGCATACTGAAAAGACTCAGAACACTACGTTTGTACGTATGGAAAAGACTCTTATTAATCAAAACGCTAATGTAGCATGTATCAAATACAAAAGATCAACAACAGAACAAGAAGGACAATACGTCTTCTTTGGTATGGCAGCTTGCTAGCGTTCTTTGTGGGATGTGCGTCTAATGATGTCACACCCACAACTAAGCCTGTGCACAAGTACAAAAGAGATGATGTTGTGTATGTAAAGCCTGACTCTCTTAGATCAAGAGTATTCTATGTATGGCCAGATAAACTGGCATATACAGTGGTGCATATAGATTCATTCTATAATGCAAAAACAATGTATAAAGAAGAATCAGAACTATATTAATATGCCAAAGAAGCCTAAATTATTAGAAGACAAAATGGACTGCCTCCACTGTGGAGATGTACAAGATGTATCAGTAATAGAAGATCTGTTTGAAGAGACAGGTAACACTGCTGCTGTAACATATTATTGTAAAGCATGTAATGGGAAACTAATAGCACGTTTCTCAGTGAATGGATTTTATTCATTTAATCACTTTAGACCTGAATGGAAAAGAAATTATAATTTAAAACATAGAAATGGCAAATAAAAATCAAGTTATAAGTTGATTTATTTAAAATAATTTAAAGTTATAAGTTGATTAAACAACAAGATAATGGTTGAAGATAAATTATATAGTGCTATAGAAGCAGCTATTATACGTTGGAATCTTGATGGTATTAAAACAGCAGGTGAACTAACAAGAGAGATTATATCAATAATTAAACAACAAGACAATGGCTGATATTGCATTTAAAAGAGGGGATAAAGTTTATGACAAAAAATATGGTAATGGAGTAATAGATTATTTAGAAAACCATATAATAGTTCAATTTAGAATGGGTCAATACATTACCTATGATTTAAAAGGTTATAGACATTTTCCAGAAGATAAAGAACCAGCTTTATCTAAAGTAAAATAATGGTTGATTTCTTTGTTTTTCTGACATATTAATAGTACGTTTAATGTATAAACTAAACTATTATGGACCAGAAAGAAAAAAAGAAACTATACGATATAGAGTATAGAAAGAAAAACGAAGAAAAGATCAGTACTAAAAACAGAAAATGGTACGAGAACAGACGTAAAGTTAAATTTACAGAAGACCCTCAACATTATTTGTGGTATGTTGCTAGAACTAGATCACGTCAAAAAGGTACTGAGTTTACTATTACTAAAGAAGATGTAATCATACCAGATGTTTGTCCAATCTTGGACATCCCTTTAACTAAGGGAGATGGATACTTACCTAACTCTATGTCATTAGATAGAGTAGATAATACAAAAGGATATATTCCTGGAAATGTTAGGGTAATATCACGCAAGGCTAACTTAATGAAATCATCATTAACGTTAGATGTATTAGAGAAATTAATTAAATACATTAAAAACGAAATATAATTTTGAGCGATATCGCAATGTGTAGAGACATGAAATGTCCTATGAAGTTTACGTGCTACAGGCACACAGCACCAGAGAATCAGTTTAGACAATCGTTCTTTTCTGAATCACCTCGTGAAGAGGGTAAGTTTTATTGTTCAGAGTTTTGGGACAATGAAGGAAGAACATTAGATCCAAAGTTTAGAGAATACGAACGTTATAATGACACAGAATAATGATACACATCGAAGATTACGAGCACGAAGCTCAAAAAGATTTAGTATATTTACAAGAAGATATGCAAGCATTTTATCGATCATTAAATGATCCTGGTAAAGCTCAAATTGAGGTTTTTATGAGCGATAAAATCGATCTTAGTGATCTACAAATTCTACAAGAGAAAGCTAGAATCAATGTATGCATTCCTCAGAGTTTAATTGCTAAAATAGATCATAGAATAATTAGAAATTATGAACGTAAAATTGACGCTCTATCATTTTAAAGAGCTACTTAAGAATGGTTTTAGTTTAGATATGGTCTTTCTCCTCAAACTAGTGGAGGAAGGCCATGATCTAAAAGATGCATGTAATGGAGATCCTAAGCTGGAGATCCTTGCTCAGGGTATTTATCGTAAAGGATTGATATCAGGAGATAACAAAATCACACTAACAGGTAAAAATGTTCTTAAGTTTCTTAAGGAGGAAGCTCCTAAAGACAAGATCATTAAGAAGAAGCCAGCTAGTGAAGATTTTCAAAGATGGTGGAAAGCATTCCCAGGCACTGATACATTCAAGCATAAAGATAAATCCTTTGCAGGCTCTAGATCTTTACGTAGAGATGTGGAGAACTGTAGGCTTAAGTTTAATGCAATTTTGTCAGAGGGTGAGTACACTGCAGATGATTTGATAGCTGCTGTTGAGTTTGATGTTCTTCAAAAGAAGGAGAATTCATACAAATCAGGAGAGAACAAACTTAAATACATGCAGAATAGCTTGACATATCTGACACAGAGAAGCTTTGAACCATTCATCGAGCTTGTAAAGCAGGGAATCACAATTGAAGAGAAACCAAAAACAGTAGGAGCAACAGATATATGATATTTCAAGATTTGGCCAAGGCAGTACAGGATGGTATTGATGGTAAGAACAGTGGCATACCTATGGGGTTTGATAGGCTTAACAGATACATTGGTATTAGGAAGTCTATCTATACGCTCGTGGGTGGTCTAACAGGTTCAGGTAAGACTAGCTTCATCGACGATGCCTATGTTCTTAATCCATTTGATTGGTATATATCTAGACAAGGCCAGGCGTCTGGCATTAAGTTAAGAATTATATATCGATCCATGGAGCGTAGCAAAACGTACAAGATGGCTAAGTGGGTGAGTAGAAAGATATTCTTGGATAATGGTATAATCATTCCTGTTAGTAAACTATTAGGTTGGCAGAAAGAAAAGATGACTCATGATGAGCATGATTTGTTTCTAGCACAGAGAGACTATGTTGGTAGCATGTCAGAGATTATTACAATCATTGATGGTCCAGATAATCCAATAGGTATCTCTAAGCAATTAAGGGATCATGCTGAAGAGAATGGTAGAATAGAAGAGGTTGATAAGTATAACAGAGTGTACATTCCTGATGATGAGAACACAGTAACACTAGTTGTTATTGATCACATTGGTTTATTGAAACTTACCAAAGACTATAACAACAAGAAAGCAGCTATCGATAAGATGTCTGAAGAGCTTAGATATGCTCGTGACATGTATGGCTATAGTCCTGTAGTTGTGAGTCAGTTCAATCGTGACATTGCTAATCCCATGAGGATTAAGAATGGTGACGTAGAACCACAGCTAGAAGACTTCAAGGATAGTTCATCTACACAAGACGATGCTGATGTAGTGTTGGCACTATTTGATCCTATGCGTTATAAAGTGGAGGACCCTAGTGGTTATCAACTAGATAGACTTAAAGATGAATTTGGTGCTAAGTATTATCGTTCACTACGACTAATCAAAAATAGTTATGGTGAA